TAGTCCATTAGGCATCGGTGTAACTAATCTAGCATACTGGCATGCCAAGCGCGGCTATAGATATGGAGAGAAAGATGCACTTCAAGATGTTAAAAGTTGGATGGAGCATCAAGCATATTATCTGACTGAAGCAACAGTTGAACTTGCTAAAGAACGTGGCAAGTGTGTAGATAGTGATAAGACACGTTATGGTCAAGGTATATTCCCTTGGGAGTTACGTAGTAAAGGTGTGAACCAACTTGCAGACTTCAATACTGAATTGGATTGGGAACCACTAAGACAAGATATGTTAAAGTATGGGGTACGAAATGCAACGCTTATGGCCATCGCTCCTGTTGAGTCTAGTTCTGTAGTTATTAATAGCACTAATGGTATTGAAATGCCCATGTCACTTATCTCAACTAAAGAAAGCAAGGCCGGGTCTTTTACACAAGTTGTACCCGAATATCAAAAGTTAAAAAATAAATATCAATTGATGTGGGAACAGAAAGATTGTGATGGTTATTTAAAAACTGCCGCAGTATTAGCCGCATATGTAGATCAAAGTATATCAACCAACACATTCTACAATCCTGCACACTTCACAGATCGTAAAGTTCCAACAACATTAATCGCTAAGAATTTGATGTTGGCACATAGTTGGGGACTGAAGACATTCTACTACAGTCTCATCAATAAGGCTGGATCAAAATCAGTAGAAGAAAAACCGTTAGCACAAGAAGTAGCAACATCAGAAGATGATGATTGCGAGGCTTGCAAACTTTAAGAAAGGATGATATAATGGCCTATAGCGCACAAGTGGTTGACCATTACGAGAATCCTCGTAATGTAGGTAGTTTTGCAAAAGACGATGATAGTGTAGGTACTGGAATGGTAGGTGCACCGGCATGCGGTGATGTGATGAAATTACAAATAAAGGTAGATCATGATACAGGTATTATTACAGATGCAAAATTTAAAACGTATGGCTGCGGATCGGCTATCGCAAGTTCGAGCCTCGTTACGGAGTGGGTCAAAGGCATGCACATCGACCAAGCCGGAGCAATCAAAAACTCCGACATCGCCGGAGAATTGGCCTTACCCCCGGTAAAAATACATTGTTCAATTCTGGCAGAAGATGCAATCAAGGCAGCCGTAGAAGATTATAGGAAAAAACATTAAGTGATAAATGTAAAACAATTTCTTGAAAAATTATTTAAGGAAAAACAATGGGCAAAGCACAATATAATTTAAAAACAAAAACAGACTACCTAAATCGCAAGATGTTTTTGGATCCACAGGGTCCTGTAACCATTCAACGATTTGAAGAAGTAAAGTATAACAAACTACAAAAAATTGAACAGACAGCACGTGGTTTCTTTTGGGTTCCAGAAGAAATTAGTCTTACTAAAGATGCCAACGATTTTAAAGAAGCAAGTGATGCGGTGAAACATATCTTTACTAGTAACTTATTAAGACAAACAGCACTTGATAGTTTACAAGGACGCGGTCCCGCGCAAGTATTCACACCTATCGTTAGCCTGCCTGAATTAGAAGCACTGATGTATAATTGGAGTTTCTTTGAGACTAACATTCATAGCCGTAGTTATAGTCATATCATTCGTAACATCTATAATGTACCTAAAGAAGTATTCAATACTATCCATGACACTAATGAGATTGTATCAATGGCTAGTAGTGTTGGTAAATATTACGATGATCTACATAGATTGAATTGCTTAAAAGAAATCAATGACTCAACAAAAGAATGTGTATTAGAGCCAGCACACATTAAAGCAATTTGGTTAGCACTTAATGCCAGTTATGCATTAGAAGCATTTCGCTTTATGGTATCATTTGCTACAAGTTTGGCTATGGTTGAGAATAAAATCTTTATTGGCAATGGAAACATCATCAGTTTGATTCTACAAGACGAACTATTACACAAAGAATGGACTGCCTGGATGATCAATCAAGTAGTCAAAGAAGATCCGCGATTTGCAAAAGCAAAACAAGAGTGTGAACAAGAAGTATATTCTATGTACTTAGATGTCATACGTGAAGAGAAAGAATGGGCCGACTATCTATTCAAGAAAGGATCAGTCATAGGTCTGAATGCGAATATCTTAAAAGATTTTGTCGATTATACTGCGGCAAGCGCATTAAAAGATATTGGTATCAAGTATCAAAATCCTGCTCCTAAGAGTACTCCTATACCGTGGTTCAATAAACATAGCGAGACTAGCAAGAAGCAGACCGCACTACAAGAAAGCGAAAGCACCAACTACGTCATCGGTGTGATGAGCGATCAATTAAATTACGACGACCTTCCGTCACTATAACTATAATAAAGGAGAATGAATATGAAGGCCCTTATATGGACTAAAGACCACTGCCCTTATTGTGTTCAAGCCAAAGCATTGCTTACACAAAAAGGGATAGAGATTGAAGAACGTAAGATTGGACATAGTTGGACAAAAGAACAACTATTAGAAAGCGTACCCACAGCACGAACAGTACCGCAGATTTTCTTAGGTGAGGAATATGTAGGTGGGTTCGATGACCTTAAAAAGAGATTTGATCAGGAGAAATAAATGAATCTTAAGACAGATGAGACATACACATTTAAATTAAATAGCGGTGAAGAGTTAGTCGCTAAAGTAACAGAAGTCAACGATAACTATGTATTGCTAGACACCCCGGTTTCTATAGCCCCGGGTCCGCAAGGAATGGGATTGATGCCTAGTTTGTTCACTAACGACCAGCGTGGAAAAGTCAGACTAAATACTAGTAGCGTTTCGTTGGTCGCGGATACTGAGGAATCAGTTAAGTTGAAATACCTCGAAGCGACTACAGGTATACAAGTACCTAGCAAGAAAATGATATTAGGATAAAACATGCCACAATTGAGTCGTAAGGGTGATAAAAATACTACAGGCGGTAAGATAGTTCGCGGCGCAAGTACTGTGTTTTGCAATAATATTCCTGTAGGTTTACATTCAAGCGACATCACACCGCATGAGCCTAAGAAAAATAAGAAGCCACACAATTCTGCAAAAACGACAGAGGGTAGTCCTACTGTATTTGCAGATGGAGATCCTGTATTAAGAGTAGGTAGTGGCAACACTTGCGGTCATAAGATAGTAGAAGGTAGCGACAACGTGTTTGTCGAATAACATATGGCTGATACAGGAAAGCAAAGTCCCTTAGGAGTTAATGTTTATGGCTCAATATTAGCCGGTCATGATATTCTCACACCAAATGATAATACATTTCACATTAATCCTATAGCAGAAAGTTATTTCGGTAAAAGTATAAACAATGCTGAGTATGATCCAGGTAAAATCGTCAACGATACTTGCCTAAAGTGGGTAACATATGCATTGAAAGAAGCATGGGCTAGAACAGACCTACCTCCCTCAGGTCCCGGAGAAATAACAAATGCTACTTATGATGCTATGTTGAACATAGGACAAAGTCGTATAGCGGCATTAGGTAATAGTAAACCTCCTACATATCAGGTTGATGACCCTAGCGGTGTATGGACGAAATTCGGCGGACCTGCAAATACAGGTTTCGCTATTTCAGGAAATGTTGATCACGGACAACAAGCAAGTTGGGATCCATGGGACAGCGGAGATCCTGCAGGAACCAATCCTAATAGCGAAGTTACTAAGTGGGGTTGGGTACGTGCTATGGCATTACAAGCCTATAACGAATTTTATTTCAACGCAGAAACAGACGGAACCACAATTGATGTTAATCCAAGTTATAAAGACTTTACAGATTCATTACTTCAAGCGGATGGTTTTGTAAATTATAGTAACAAAGCATTATTTGCAGTTCAAGATTCTTTCACATTTTTGCAAGGTACGTATAGTAATCAAGATGATCTTGCTAGCGCAGATATAACAGGAGTGAGTTTATCTGCTAGAGCATTCGGACAAGATTTAATCAATTTAGGCAAAGCAATAAATCTTCAATATATTAAGAATTTTGGATTACCTTCAAACTTGTTAAAGATATTAAATAATAATAACGCTATTACCCAATCGGTTGCGTTAGCGTGTCTAGCCTCAGGATTATCCCAACAAGAAATCACTGAAATAGCCACCGGCAACGTGACACCTACTACATTACAAGAACAAAAACTTTACGGAGCGTTCTTAGTAATAGTAGGTGATGATTTAAATACAATATTACAAATATTAAATTGCACTACCAAAAATGTCGTTAGTCTCGCTGATTTACTAAGTATTAAAAAATTGTTCCCTTTAAGTTACAGAACATTAACGGTACCAATATATAATACTTCTCCCGGACCTACTAATTCAAAAACTTATTATTTACTTTTCATCAATGATGAATTGAATCCACAGTTAGTAAGTCCTAAGATCAAAGAAATAATAGGTACTATAGTACCTCCTGCAAGTCCCCCAGTTGAACTTCCTCCTCCACCACAGCCACCGAAAAACCCTCCACCACCACCGCCCCCGCCCCCGCCTCCTCCACCACCTGACGTGCCGGTACCAAATCCACCAGTCGGTGGTGGTGGATGTGTAACATTAGAGAGTTTCATACCTTGCGTAGAATTGATACAGAAGCACAACGGTAGAGATATAATGAATGCTTGGCAATT